GGAGTTCCGCTAATTTGAGGCACCTGACATGGGTCCGAGATTGGGTTGCCCTTCTTTACCAGCGGAGACAGCCGATAAGAGACTTTCATACGTTGGAACATTAGCGGATTGCGTCTTAATCTCTTGGGGCGGCTCGCTGAAAGTCGGTGCCGAAGGACGCGCCGGGCCCGGGTCACGTGTATCGACTGGAGGTGGGAGCTTCGTGGTCACCAGAGGGATTTCGGGTGGCTGAGGAGGTGCCTCAATAGGTTGAGGAACAGGCATCATAACTGGAGCGGGAGATGGAGGAGGTGCAGGTGGGGGTGGATACAGTGTTTTCACAACATGGAAAACTGCGACGTGAATGAGTGCAAGAATGACTACGGTAGAAGCTCCGACGGAGAGGATGTTCCAGACGTCCATTTACATATTCTAGACCTTTTCTAGACATAGAACAAACCGCAATGTCTGATACTACTATCTCTGAAGTTAAGACCGAGGAGGTCAAGATTGAGGAGCCCAAGGTTGTTGAGACCGTTGAGACAAAGGTTGTGGAGGTTGTCCCCGAGGCAATGAAGTCCGAGGTTGAGAAGATCGTCAAGGACGTTCTTAAGGCCGCTATCAAGGAGCTCTTGGATGAGCTCAAGAAGTCACCCCTGGGCAAGCTGGATAAGGATGGAGATGGTGTCATCTCTGCCGCCGAGGTCAAGGAGGCAGTCACAGAGCAGGCTCAAAAGCTTGGCTGTGGACCGACTTGCACGATCTCCTGAAAGAACCACGTGTCTTCTCCAACTGTCTCCTTCCATATCCGAGGAGATGCGGAATATAAAGTAAGCGTGACAGGCTCAGTGTGATACACGCGTGAAAGAACCTCAACCGTATGAGGACGACTAAAAAAAGTGAAGGATTCATCAGGTTCAACCTGAATCACCTCGAGTGTTTTCTCAAACTCATTATACCTTCCAAACCCAGTATAAAGATATCTGGTTTCGTATGTAGTTCCTTTTTTAGTTGTGTATTGCTCGGGGACCTTATCAGAGATGAAGAGCTTCATTACTTAAGAACAACTGTGTTTGCGAAAATGATTGGGAGTAGGGCATCGTCGCTGACCGTGGCAGACTGCATACACTTAACCACCTCCACCAGCTGATTGTGAATCGTATTCCACTTCGCGGGATCGTTCAGATACTTGGTAGTACGAGTGCGGTGGTCTGGAAAGGCCTCGAACAGCTCAGCCTCCTTTGCCCCGGACAACTCCATGTAGACACGCATCTGGATCTCGTCGTATAGTGGTACCTGGGGCCACCAGCGAGTGCGTGCCTTGGAATCAACAATTCGCTCATGCTCTGCTACATATCCATCTGTACGACCAATCAGTCGCCATCCGTCATACGTCTTCTTAAACGTCACTGTATTCCTGTCCTTGACCTCAACCTTGTTCTCTGTCTCATAGGTGTTCAGAATGCTGTTCTCATTGTTGAGCCCTCGCTTCTTCTGAACTGCGCCCCGGACCTCCTTTGCAACAAGATCACGAACCTCAATCGGCAACTCAGAGTGCCGAAGATCAATGATCATGTTCGCCTTCTTTTCCACTTCTCCAAGGACGTCTGTAATATCTGTCTTGCCTACACATGCCTGGATCCCATTCGCAACAAGATCCTTGACCGCCTGTGTATAGAGAATATCATTCTTGACCTTAGAGAGTGCTTTGCGATTCTCATCAGATTCAATCTTTGCAATGCGAATCTTAGTTGGAAGATGCTTTGAAAGGAGATCATACATCACCTCATTTGGCTGTTGGTAGGGATTAAGTCCGATGAGCGCAGCGACCTTGGAAGCAGAGATTTCGGGATTAAAGTTTGCCATTGTAACGATGTTATTATCTATTTACAGAAGATTGGATCCATTTTAGACATGGAAAATAGAGTGTTTAGATTTCATAATCTACATCAAAATAAATGGTTTCATATCATGAACTGGTCACTTGAAATCATAAAAATAGGAGACAAACGTCAACAATACATGTTAATGAAATATGGCTCTGGTTTTTTCTACTAAGCGAAGCTCTTCTGCATTCTAACAATCGCATCAATCCATCCAGGCATTCCTTGAAGAACGTTTGAAACAGCAATTGTGTTTCCAGACACAGGTGTAGCATCAAACGTAGTGCCTTCACATACTATGACAATCGCTGCAATCAGTAGGTGTTGCTTTGGCTTGGCTTCCACAGGACTCCACCGCAAACAATACATCTTGTAAAGGACATCGATGACCGGCCGTGCGTGTGCCTGCGTCTGCTTCCTGACCGCGTCCCAAAAGATCCAGACTGGATGAGCTCCGTGGGGTTCTGAAACGAATTCATCAAATCGGTTTGCAAATATGAGGGCTTGTTTGGTTTGCTTCTTATGCTCTCGGCAGTAGGCAAACACCCATGACATCCAATACAAAGCTCGTGTGACGTCACGAACATCTGATCGTAGGGAGTAAGCAAATTCATTGATCGGGACTGCAACGGGTAAAGGGTCGGCAGGACGGAGCGCGATTTGACCAAACAACCTAGAAGGGGCCTTGAGATGTTCCTGAATGGTCTGAGGGTCAAAATCATGCACGGGCTTGATTGTTGGAAGAGATGGCAATTTATTTTTGCGACAAGTAGCTAGAGTGGCAGCTACCTCGCAAATGATTTGACGAACATCTGTATTGTTACGAATAGATGTCATTGTGTGAACAGTAAAGACCTGTTCAATCGGAGCATATCGTTCGTATGCCGATGCTAGATAGATAAAGACGTTAGGGTTCGCACGATTGATGTGAAGTGCGGCTGCATCAAACAGCGTAGCCCATAAACTATGGACGAGACCCGAACATAAAAGTTCAAGTGCCCAGTAACATGCATAATCTGCATGACCGAGTTGCACGTTCTGAAGGAGAACCTTCACGACGTGTGACCTTGGATGACCACAGAATGTTGTTTTTTGGAAATCAGCGACGGTACGAGGGTCGGAAACCTCCATTACCTTTGTAGCGGGGGAGAAGCGGGTGTGCTAAACGCAGATCGCCTGCGAATGATATATCTAGCAATAAAGAAGATTGCAATAATTGTTGTCAATGCAATGAGCCAGTTCAGAAATGAATCAACCCATGATCCAGCCTGTTCTGCTGTTTCAATCTGCTTCTTCTTATCCATCCTCATTTGATTTCGCACATTTTCAATTTGTCGTTGGAATGCAGATACAGAGTATTGGAGATCACCTTCAACAGATAGAACCTTGTCTCTGACACCATTGACAACATCAATTGTAGATTTTTGCTGTCCAATCTTTTCATCGAGATCTGAGCGTCTAGCAAGAATGTTATTAATGACTGGTTGAGCTTCAAGATTTGCAATACGCTGCCTTTCCTCTTCAATCCATTTGTCCCCCTTGACTAATGTGTAGTATGCAACCCGGGCCTGTTGATATGCATCTGGTGATTGATCACGTGCATTTTCGGCTAGTTGAAGATTGTCATATGCTGTTTTGATTTTTACAGTTTTATCTACGTTTGCATCTGCAACTGCAAATGCTGCACTAAATCGATTAATTTCAGCTTCATATACGCTTGAATTCGGCAACTCTTTATAACTAAAAGGTGGGCCTTGTCTTTGAACAGAAGGAACTGGACGAACGGGAACACTAATACTTGTATCCCCTGTGTAGACACATGATAAACCTCCTTTTTCTCCGACTCGTAACTCATAGCTTTTATGTGCGGGGCACGGAATCACACATCCCCCTAAACCGACCGGGGACATCACGAATTCAGAAGGACAGTTTCCCATTATCTAGTGGTTAGATAGATTCCAGCTGACGTTCCTACACATAGAATCATAAATACAACTCCTGAAGCATATTGACCTGGGACAAGAAGGAATGCGATTAACGCAAGAAGGATTGTAAACAAGGCTGTTTGGATTACAGCCATACTGGGTTGTTTCAGTATCTTCTCACGCTCTAGTTTGATCGGATTAGGCTGGACTGGCGGACGAGGCATTCTCAAACGATCTGAGGTTTCTTTGATCTTCTTACCTGCATCAGACACAGCACTGAATCCAGCATATTCTGATTTAATTCGCTCATGTTCTCGGGCTGCAGCAGTGGCGTTTTCTTGAAAAGGCGCAGTTGATGAAATATTCTTTAACGCTTCGGTTACACGTTTTCGCTCTTCTGCATAGAACGGTTGTTCTATTCTATCTGGACCCGGCATTGGAAGGCTTCGTAGTGGAAAACTCTTTGAGTTATCGGTAAAAAGAACACATTTGTCAATAAGAGGCGGACCCTGCTCTTGTGCATATTTAAAGCCTGCTGGACATTTCATTCTACATGTCATAAATCCTTGGTCAAAATCTGCCGGGCACGATGACGGACCTGCTCCCATTATTTAACGGTTGGGAATATAAGACTTGAATGCACCAAGGATTGGCATGATTGTCCTTACATCGCGATTTGCCTGCATATCACGCCATCCAAGAAGGTTAGGACGTGCGCTCTGGTTCTGAGTTTGATAGGGAGCAAGTGTAGCAGCCATACGGATAAAACGTGTGTGTTCCGATGCATCGCCAACCATCATACGACGCACGGGGGGATTTACCTGACCATAGGGAGAAGTAGGCATTTTGTTTTAGGAACAAGAAGATAATGGACGAGTTCTCAAACCTATTGCGAATTTACAAGGATAACTATTCTGCCTATCGAGTTTCAGGCAATGTAGCCCATAAAACGGCATATGAAAGAGCACTTGCTGCAATCAATGCACAACTTGATAGTTCACAGAAGGTTGTGTCTGATGATGAATCCTATATTCAGAACTTCCTGAACAAGTATTCTGAAGAGAATCCTAAGATTGAGAATCTTCATAAACAGTCTCAGGCTATTCAGAAAATTGGACCTGCACTTCAGAATGAGTTTGAAGTTTCAAAGCGCCTTAATGCTGCACCTCAGGTTCAACCGATCAATGATACTTACCTATATGTGAAGGGAGCCATTGTCATTGGGTTGCTTGTCATTGTTGGAATTGTAGGCGCTTTGTAGCCACCTTTCCACATAAGAACAAAAAAGAAGATTACAGATACGACTGCAAGTGCGATTGCATACCAGAAAAATACAGCATTAAACTTAACTTCTTGATGTCCACGAAGTGCTTTTAGTGTGGCAAGGTCATCTCGTTCATCAAGTAGTTTATTATAATCCTTCTGTACCGCCACGAGTTTCTTAACAAGTTCGTTGCGATATTGTTCAATGTGTCCGGCGTCCTCTTTAACCTTTGCGAGTTCTGTTAGCATTGAGTTAAGAATTCCTGAAAGCTCTGTGTTTAGCTTTTTGATTTCAAGGATATTTGGTGTGCTAGATGCAATCATTGCATCATATTCTTTTCGCTTTAGGGCGTAGCTCCGTTCCAGGACCTCCATTTATACTACTCTGCAGCATTTACATCTTCAACACAATGCCGATAATACAAACTACGCCCAGCCGTATCTGAATGCCGGGTGACTTCAATCACGTCACCAGGGATTGCTCCGATCCACTTCACCATCGTATCTTGTGAGTCAATTGCAGGGAGCGGCTCAGGAGATGAGATTTTATACATCTCAAATACCTTGGTCTTCTCCTCTTCAGATAGAATGCGATGAGGCATTGCCATTCGGTGGGTTGTAATATCAAACTGAAGCTGCCAGATATGGAAGAATATCAATCGCTTCTTAGCATGAGACTTTGCAAGTCGCAGGACATTCTCTGAAGGAGGCGACATGGCTACAATAATGACACCCGTTGTGTGTCCATTCTCCTCTGCAAAGGCAAGGATATTTGTAATATCACCTGCAAGCACCTTATCCTTCTGACTGAAGCAAACGAGAATCGTTCCGATTGTGTATAGCGTCACTTTCTCCATCTTTTTAGCATCCGTTGTAACTCGCTCAGTAGCTGTATCAAGCTTGCGACGACCTAGCATAATACGAAGTGTAGAAAGTGCTGTTTCCTCCATTGTGTCTCGTCTTCCTTACTGGTTATGTCATTCGTTTTTTTCGGGCAGATGAACAATGAAGCAGTGGCTTTGGTTTTTAGTCGCTCTCGTAGTACTTGCATTTGTTATGAAGGTACTTCCGGGAATGGAAAAGTTCTATGGTGGACCTCCTGAAGGTAAGATGATTGACACCAGCCAGCAGAAGCGCGCGATGGCTTTTGAAGATTCGTCTTACTCGCAAAGGACCAATCACTTTATTCAGAACAATGATGTGGGTCAAGCAACGGGTATGTCTACGCCGTGGCAGGTGAATCAGTGGAACTCTAAGATTTAAGTAGAGAGTGGTTGAAGAACTAATGAAAACAAAGATCCCAAGGGCGCTTCGTGAACAAGTGTGGCTTGTTCATATAGGCCCTAAGTTTCAATATAAGTGCAAGGTCTCGTGGTGTACGAATACCATGAACGTATTTGATTTTCAGTGTGGTCATAACATTCCTGAATCTAAAGGTGGAACAACAGATGTGAAAAATCTAGTTCCTATTTGCTCTCGTTGTAATCTGAGCATGGGAAGCCAGTTCACAATTGATGAATGGAATAAGAAGTTTGCATCAACACAACGATCTTGGTATACGAGACTATGTGATTGGTTTAGAGGTCAAGAGTCGGAACCTTCGGCGGTAGTGGTTCCGGTCGTGTCCCGGCCGCGCGATGTCGTTCAACGTCATTCCAAAATTCGCGCAATTCTGAAAGGTGATCCGAAAGCCAATTTGGATCTTTAGGAACAAAGTCCTCCTTGATGTCTGACAGAACCCAATAGATATACTGTTGATCACCACCCAGTGAACATTGCCAATCATGAAGGTCAATATTATCAGGCTTGTACTCAACCTTCTCCTTCTCATCCACTGCAAAGGCACCCTTCTTGAGTGGGCTCTCATCCCAAGCCGTAAAGTTCACCTGCTTGAAACGGAACTCCACATACTCACATTCATCAATCCCTGTGCACTCCATCTGCATCTGCATTTGGTCCACGTAATAGATCGGAATTTCCTCCTTGCGAACCCGGCTCATCGGACACTTAAATTCGACCAGGCGACCATACCGCAAAGGATCGGAATCTGCATATCGGGGAACAATAAGCCCGTCAGGAGAAGCACCCAGAAAGCTGTGGACTGGATGTCGGCAGCACCCTACATCAATAATGTCGCAACCGGTCTTATCCTCGTAGATCTTCTTTGCTACAGGCTCAAAGCGAGTTCCCCAAATCAAAGCAGCAATAGGATTTGAACCCTCTGCCCTCACAGGTGGTTCAAGTTTCTTTGTCAGTAGTTCAAGGCGAGACGCGGGCGACGTCCATACCTTGGATACCTCAGAGGCAGTGATCATTGTTCCGCGCTGGTTCAACCAAGCATCAGTTCGCTGATCATTCTTGCCATATAACCGAATCACCCGCTCAAAACAGCGATCACGCATCCACAGGCGACCCACTTCGCTCGTCATCAGCTTTTGTACCAAGTTCATAACTTCCTTCTTGAGAAGGCGATACGATAGACCGGGTGCTAGACTTCTGCAAAATGTTATGAACCGACGAATTCGGACATTCAGTTGTGTGTAGGGTCGATCGTCCAGAAGATATGAAGCCAATGCTTCCTCCATTAGGGTTCTCTATCTTGCTCTCCGAAAGTTCGTTTTGAAGCCGGCTCAAACGCATCTCAAATTCACCGGGACCCATAGTTCCAAGTTCATTTGCGCGGCTAAACATGTCCTCATACATCTTCTTAAATGCGATATCATATGCATCCATCTGATCAAGAGGAAATCCCGCTTCCTCAACAGTCCATGATACCTCTCCCTCCTTGAACACAGGATCGGGGAGTGGAGGCTGATCACGAAGCATCTCTAGGAATGTGTTGTATTCCTTATCGCCCTCGATCATCATAAAAAGACCCGGAGTTGTTGCTTCCATAACTCCTCCCGACTCACGAAGACGGCTAATCACCTCTCCAGTGCAGACTGCAATCGGAACACCAAGACCTTCGTCTGGAGGAGGACGTTCAACAAACTCTATATTCGGATCCATAATTGTCGTAGGAGCATTGATCTCAGCCATTTGTCTTTACTCTACCGACCCACTTTAAGCGAGAATACCGCAGTAAGAATACAAAAATGGAGGTTATCCAGAATCGCGATCATTGGGTTCTTCACCGTCTTCAAGGATTCTACTCAGTTCCCGAAAACTTCACAAAGGTCCAAACCATCCTCTCAGGGGACTCTCGTATCAGCTTACGTCTTTTGGATTGGCTGGTCACCAACTACGCAAAGAAGCATAACGTGTCATACCTTGCAACGGGCAATCGTCACGTGGTTGTCTATCTTGCTTACAAGTCTCACCTGAAGGCGTATAGCAAGAAGATGTTTGATCCCTTCTGTCGTTGGAAGCGAATCCAGTTTATGGGACTCGACACGACGGTTGGGCAGCTCAACTTCTTTGAATGGGCAATCCAGGATGAGGTTCTCAAATATCTGGAAGAGAACTACGATGCAATCCACGCAGATATGGAGGCGTGCTCAACGACAATTCAACCCAAGACGGCAGAGGATGGCACTCGCAGAAAGAGGCACGAACTGAGTCGATCGGCAACGAAGGCTGTGCGTCATCATGATGTCAATGTTGTCGTATCGTTTAATTAATGCAATCAATCCTTGATCCAACTGTTATATATCAAAACGTATCCAGGGATATTTGCGAACACGATGTAGATGTCGTGTCTGATCTCTGGAACATGGATGATCGTGATGTCTATCGGGGTTCCCGCGATACACAGTACTCTCACGCGAATATTTATTGGTTGTATTCTGAAGAATTAACACGAGTTGGTCTCATTGAGCATTCTCTGAGCAATCACGCTGACTTTCGGATTTTGTGGTTCTATGAGAACCCATTTGCTACCTTCCTCCAAGAGGATGGATGGACACAAGATGACAGCTTATGGACAGTAGTATCGCAAACTGCTGTTGAACGTTTTCATTCGGATGAGTGGATGACCCCTCATCAAATCCTAGAAGCATGTCTTTACGGAGACTCGCGAATTGTGACTCTTGAGACACTTCTAGATCCACCAACTGTTCACGGATGCTCAGAGTGTGGGACCCGTTGTCTTAAACGATTAGCTTGTGAGAATATGACCACAAAGCTAACCTTCCCTTCTAAGGA